CTAAAAGTAGGTGTCGTCTCCGTATTCTTTTCTGCTTTTGGAATCCACATTTTCGGCATCACCTATGCTTATGTATTCTGTATTAGGGAATATCTCCTTTATATTGTCTTTGTCGATTTCTATCTCTTTTTCTTCATCGTCCATGTATGTGATTTCTAATTTATAAGGAGCGGCTCTTAATAAATTGGGATAGAAAAGGGCTATCTCAACCTCTAGCTTATTATTTTTCTTGGGTTTAAACGGTCCTGTACAATTCACAGAAAAATCTTTTCTATTGAATCGATCAGTAACTATATCATTTACTGCATTAACTGCCCAATAGTGAACTTTTACATACTTGAGTACACGGTCTGATGTGTTTTTAAAAGAAAGTTTTAGTCTTTGACCATCACTACCTCCCCTCATTCCCATAATGTTAAACCATTCTAATTTGAATTTAGGGAAGACTACATCGCATTTGTTGGCTTGCGCTCTGGTTTCAAGAGCTATAAACGAAAATATTATTAATAATGATACTAGTGTATTTTTCATAATCGTTTAATTTGTTTAGATTTATACTAGTGTTTATATAAGTTAGTTCCAGTTTCTCGCACTCACAACCCCGGTGACTATCGCCCAATCAAAAATTTCCTCGACTGGAAGATCATAGGGGTTAAACCCGTCCTCGATGTTGAAGGAAACACATTTGATAAATCCATTCTTTTCTGACTCTTGGAGCTTTTTTATAACAACCCCCTCCGATGTCGCTAAGGCATAGACCTCACCCCAACGTACATGGCTACGGCTTTTCCACAACCGGCAAGCAACGATATCGCCTTCTCTTATTGATCGGGCAGGGTTGTTGCGGTTGATCATGCTGTCGCCTTTTGCTTTTATTGAGAAATCATATTCATTCATGAACGGGAGGGATAAACCATCACATTCGGTTTCCTTAATCGCTATACTAAAACCGGATGGGGCACCACATACAGCATAAACAGAATCTATGAAAGGTTTTACAGGGTAGGGAGAGGTGCTTTTTGAATCTTTATCATTTACAGATGAAGTTTTAAGCATTTCGTTGCTACCTGTGATCAGCCAGTCTGAATTGATGTCGTTGAAATGGAGAATAAATTCTCTGAGCCGATCACTTGATATACTATTCGCTTTAAGTAATGCACCTTTAGACCATCCGAGCGTAACTTCAGCGCGTGTGGTGCTAATTCCTTTATAATTAAGATATTCAAGAATCCTGTCCTTTACGTTCATATGCGTAAGTGTTAATAATAATAAAAGGAAGAATAAATTCTTCTCACGTCTCTTGCGTAGAAGAAAATATTCCCCAATCTTTGCATCGTGATACAACAATAACGGGTACAAAAATGGCTGTCACGTCTAAAAGCCGTAATTACATACCTTCAAAGGCAAAAGTAGTGACTTCCATTTGAATACCCAACATAAAGCCGATGTTTTTCGGCACAAACTATCAGATAGCGTGGCTGCCGTCTGAGAGAAAGATATTTTAAAAGGCTTATTCGAGTAATTACCTGGCAGCCACATTAAGGTAATGATCGGATGAGCCTTTGTTTTTAACTAGTATAATATTAAACATCATGGAAGCAAGTAACAGTAATCCGGTGGCGACCCTACTTCAACAGGCGCTATCACTGGCTGAATCCTCCGTCGGTATTCCGGTAATAGTTGATTATGATGCAATCACCCGGGCGGCGATAAAAGCAACTCGGGAAGAGAGAGAAAAGATTGCAGCCAATCCAAAGGTTTTGATAACCCAAAATGAAGCACATACACGCTATGGCAAGTCCGTAATTATAGCTCTTGTCCGTCGTGGATATCTACAACAATACAAGTTTGATCTTCGGGAGGCTTATGATGAGGATGGATGTCTTATCAAGAAAGCTAAGGGGGTAGTTTATTATCGAGTGATAGAAATAGAAAGGGCCCTCGAAGATGGAAACGTTTTGAAAGGTACAAGGAGAATTAAATCTTAAAAAGAAATGAATATGAATGATTTAAGCCAAAAAGCAATTTTATTCCTCCTGCTGATTGGGGCAGTTATCGCCTTTGCAATATCTGGGGCGGAGGATTGCAATCAAGAAACAATTGAAGTGATAGGGGCAATGCCTGATGAGGTTTACCAAGAGATTGTAAATGATCTTGGTCCTGGTTGTACCAATCAAGAAGTTGTTGCCGAATATAGAGATAACAGAATGTATTACGATTCAATAATAGCAGTAAAATGACAAAGAAAAATATAATATCAGCGGATGTACGTGTCGGTCATTTAGTCAAGTATAAAAAACAGGAATTAAAGGTGGTCTTGTCGGAGGCTGGATGTAGAGGATGTGTATTTCAGACGGAAGCCGGAGCCCGGTTTTGTGATCAGAGTTCTTCTTGTTTTGCTCATTTACGCCGGGATCGTAAGTCTGTAAAATTTACTTATAAGGAGGGTTAGGTATGAGCGAGGTGAGTAAGGTGCTGTTTGTAACTCCTGAACGTAAAATGCACAAGGAGAAATTTGTGATTAAGGGTTTCACCTGTCCGGTATGTAAAGGACAAAAACAATTTCACAACGAAGTTGCCCGAAATAAAATAGAATCTACAGATTGCACATTTTGTGGAGGGACTGGGAACCTGCAATGTGAAATACAATTGAATTGGATGCCCGATGAAATCAGTACCTGAAACAAAGCCCAATTGCCGGTATTGCATGTATAGCGGTGATGTCGTGAATTTTATCTGTGATTGTTCGATATTAGGCATACGCCGGGCTACTGGTATTAGGTGTTGCAAACATTTTGTTTCGAATGTTATGAAATACAATCAATATGCAGCAGAGCAACAGGAAAAGAAAGAATGTCATAATTCGTGATTTAACGGATGATGATCGGGCTGCTATTGATGTCGTAATCGCTGATACCGGTTTCCGGCAAGCCTCAAAAGCGATTATGAGAGCCGTACATTCTTTTGCACGATCATCTTTGACGATCCGAAATCAAGCAGTCCGGATCAAACAGTTAGAAGCGGAGAATCATGTATTATTACAGAATGCTCGCCTCATCATAGAAGCGAACAAGCAGTTAGAATCTATTTTGATCTCAAAAAAAGACAACGAAAAAACAAATGATGAAATCTGAAAATAAAACAGCAAAAAACATGATAAAATCAAAAAGTACAAAGTCTAAGAAGATTTCTATTTCCGTTTTGCAACAACTCTTAGATAAGATTTTCTCGGTGTATATTCGGATACAATCAGCGAATCAGCTTGGTTTTTCTCGGTGCATAACCTGCGGGGAAATGTTTTCGTGGATACGGATGCAAAATGGGCATTACATAGACCGTCGACATATTGCTACCCGTTACGATGAACGGAATTGTCATCCGCAATGTCCTCGGTGCAATATCGGACTACGTGGAAATCATGAAAAATACAAACGTGCCATTGTGACGAAATATGGCGTGAAGGTTTTGGAAGAATTGGAATCTGGCAAGCGATCAATAGTAAAATTGACTGTTGCTGACTATCAAGAGAAAATCGCTTATTACAAAGGCGAGGTTAAGCAGATGAGAAAAGAGAAGGGTTTATAATCAGAAATTATGGTAACAAAGAATATATCGAAAGATAATGATACTATATCATTGAAGGAATACAATGAGCTGAAAAGTATTGTACTTGACATCAAGGAGATGGTTTCAAGGTTAGTCAATGAAGCTGGCAAGGAACTATTGACTCCTAAAGAAGTTTGTAAGATTCTGAAAATCGGCCGAAGTACTTACCAAAGATATGTAGATGCTGGAATTTTTGATCAGATCCAAATCGGTCATAATAACAGTCGTGTTTACGTAAAGCGTTTGGAGATCGAAAGGCTGATCGATGAAGGGAGAATATAAATGATAGATTTAATAACTTTAGTCAAACCTGATTTGACAGAGAGAGAAATATCCTCTATCGTTGAAAGTAATAACTTACAAACTAATTCAAGCGATGGAGTTGTGTATTATGATAACATAAACACAAAAAATCTAGCTCAACAAAAAGGGGTATATATCCGAATTGAGACAAATCGGAAACTAAAGATAGAAAGTAGCCTACACAAATATTTCAATGAAATATCCGGCAATGAAAGAAGCAATTACAATCTGTTTTCAATGTCGGAGGCTAAAAAATCTATAGACTATCTGTTGTCTGAAAAAGATATCGATATTGGAAATTTGAGAGTCTATAATTATGAGATAGGGCTGAATCTTGATGTTTCAAAGGATTGTCGATCATATTTGGATAAGATGAAAAGTATTGGAACTGCAGGAAGTGAGAAGTTGCTGTATGTTAATGCAAGGTATAAAGATGAGCGTATGAAAACTACAATATTTCATAAGCATACCAGAAAGTATTTTAAGGTGTATGATAAGGTATTTGAGTCGATGGATCGAAAAAGAAAGAATATACCTTGCCACCAAATTTTACGGATCGAGACGGTAAATAGAAGATTAGATAATTGTTTTGTCGCTGATTTTTTCAGTCCCGATAATTTGAAGAAGCTGATAGAGTCGTTTTTCAGAGATTGGCGAACGATCCAGTTTGAACAAGATATTATCACGCCTAAAGGTACAGGGCGGGCCAGGCAACATCTTTGTCTGGAAATAATGAATAAGGGTAAAGATGCGGTATTGATGCAAGCTAAAGAAAGGCATACGAACGGTTCTTTATCCGACTGGGAATACCGTAATATCCGAGAATTTGTCACTCATGACTGGGATACAGTAAAACGATCTATAGTCTTTATACAGAGTGAAGAAGAAAGGGAATTTCGGCAATTAATGAAGGTAAATCACACTCTCCTGAAAAATGATGATTTTATCAATTGATAAAAACGATTCAATTTGCTGTATATAAATCAGTTGTAGGAAATGAAGGGTATAAATGGATATAGGTGGGTAAATTTAACTTACCCGTTCGGTAACTATTATATTACCGTAAACACTTTGGTAGCTTGTCTTATATTTCCCAGTCGGGAAAGCCGGTATACTTTACCGGCTTAAAAGGAAATCAATAAATAATGAATATTCTATGAAAACAAAAAGCTTTAATGAAGTAATCGCTGATTATTTGAAACAGCGGGCAACAGAGGATGCACTATTCACTCCGAAGTTTACTAACTCAAAGAAGAGTGTTGATGAATGCTGTCAGTACATTTTAGGAGAGGCTCGTAAAAGAGGTAGAGAGGTAGTCATGACAGATGACGAAGTTTTTGGACTAGCTGTGCATTATTACGATGAAGAAAATATCGTAGTGAATAAATCTAACGGTCATAAGGCCAAAATTACTAAATCCAGTAAGCCGGCGAAAGTTATTGTTTCGCCAGTGGCAATACCGAAACGCGGAAAGGTAAGAAAAGAAGAAAATAAGTTACAATTATCTTTATTTGATTGAACTATGAAACCACGTAATAAACAACAAAGGCTGGTAGCTAGTCTAAGCAGTAAGTTGCCGAAACTTACCGACAAGCAACGTCAGTGGGCTATGAAAAACGCGGTTGAACATCCCGGTTTTCGGACAAAGAAAGGCATTATTTGCACAGATTGTGGTAATTCCTTTACAGACATGATGAAGTTCGAAGATGGAGAATTTGATATATGTCCACACTGTGGAGCTTGTATAAAAATAGAAACTTCACGGAGAAAGACAGACCGGGAGATAGAATACTTCTCTATTGTCACTACATGTAAAGGATGGCAAGTCATTCGCTTTTTCTACATAGAGAAAAATTGTAAAGCTGGAAAATCCGCTTACTATTACATTGACGAAGTTATACAGCAATGGATGAAGCCCGATAATGAGCTTGTGACAATAGCTAAACCACGTCTGATGAACTCTGCCTATATTTCTGATATGTGGAGTCATGGCGGAAAGTTGGAAATAAGGAACTATCAGGACGTTTACAATGTAAGTGTAAACGAGACTTACCCTATCATGCGTGTTCTACCTGAATGGAAAAAGCTTGGATTTACAAAAGCTATTCCTCATATAGGTGTATTTTCTTTGCTTCGTAAATTACTATATGAACCTAAGGTTGAAACCTTATTAAAAGCAAAACAATACGATTTACTTCGATTTATTGTGGGTTTTTCCGGAGCATATAAAGTTCATAACAATTGGCCTTCTATCAAAATCTGTTTCCGTAATAACTATATCGTGAAAGATGCTTCTATGTGGTTCGACTATCTGGATCTTCTTAAGCGGTATCATAAGGACCTGCGAAATGCTCATTATGTTTGCCCTAAAGACTTAAGTGTAGCTCATGACTACTATATGAATAAACGTAGGAAAGAGCAGGAGCGAGAAGCTAAAGAGCGTGATATGCAAAAATTACTTCAGTTAAAGAAATACGAGAAAGAATTTGAAGAACTAAAGTCCAAATTTTTTGACTTGAATATCTCAGACGGAAAGATTGTTATTGTAGTTCTAAAAAGCCTCGATGATTTCAAGCAAGAAGGAGATGCTATGCACCATTGTGTATTTACAAATGAATATTTTAAAAAGAAAGATTCATTAATACTTTCCGCGCGCATAAATGATAAGCGTATTGAGACAATAGAGGTTTCACTTAAAAAGATGGAGATAGTTCAATCCCGGGGAGTGTGTAACAAAAATACAGAGTACCACGACCGGATAATTGCGCTAGTAAAAAAGAATATGAATCTAATCCGTCGTAAACTGACGGCGTAAAAACTAAATGTATTATGGTAACAAGGAGATTAATAGTTAAAACAGAAAGTATAGAACGCTTTTTCAAAGAGTTCGGCAGTGGTCAATCAGAAATAGCCCGCTCTATGTATCATTTTATGCAGGATGAGGTAGTAATAAAGAAGCCGGATGATTTAGGCATTGGTGATATGGTTGTATTCCATATAGGGGGTAAAAGTCCGGAAGGACGATTTGCATTAGAACATGTGTATGAGTATAGTGTGTATGAATATGATGATCTGTCTTATAGGCTTGTATTGACAGATTTTAATGTAGTTCGGATTTAAACCTAACAAGAACTGAGTCTAATGGACAAAGTACAACAATCAATAGACTTTCTCCGGAAGCTTGAAACGGACGATCCGTATTGTCTTGGCTTCTCAGGTGGTAAGGATAGTGTCGTAATCCTGGATCTGGCCGAGCGTGCCGGTGTCCGTTTCACAGCTACCTATGCAAACACGACTGTTGATCCGCCGGGGACAATCTCTTTCATCAAGAATAATTATCCGCAAGTGGTTATTCGGCATCCGGAGAAATCATTTTTCCAGCTTGTGAGCGAAAAAGGCTTCCCGTCTCGAATGCGTCGGTTCTGCTGTGAGAAACTGAAAGAGCAGTACGGTATTGGTAAGCGGACGATCGAAGGCACTCGGGCAGAAGAAAGTTCAAAGCGGGCATTGTATGAGCCGGAGCAGTGCGACAGTAGGAAATGGATGAAGGGCGCAAAGCACATTTTACCGGTTCTATCCTGGACAGAAAGTTATACTTGGCAGTATATCCGTAAACGTGGACTACCTTATTCAAAATATTACGATCCACCTTATTGTTTGTCTCGTCATGGCTGTGTAGGTTGTCCTCTTGCTGGAGCACATCAAATGCAAATTGAGTACAAACTATTTCCCGGCTATGCCCGGCAGATGATCCGGTCGATCGAGAAATATATGGAAAGCAAACCGAACAACGCGATTGCGCGAAACTTTGCTGATCCTTACGAGGCATTTTATTTCTATTTGAATGAGATGTCGATGCAGGATATAAGGAGATTAAAGAAAGGTCTGTTTGGATTCAACGCCAGGCAAATCATTGAAAAAGAAATATTTCAACATTAAAAATAATTGAGTCATGAGTGAACAAAATAAACAATGTCCCGAATTTCCCTTTTTCGGTGCATCTTACCCAGATGCTCGTTGTATCAATGGATATTTATGGGATTTGGATAAATGTAACGAAAACGGAGAACTATATGGGCAGGGTGATATTCCTTGTCCGTTCTGCAAAACTGAGGAATTTATTGAGTATGGCCCGTTTTCAAAGGAAGATGAATTCTATGAAGGCATTGAGGATGAAGAAAAAGCAAAAGAGAAATCCCGTGATTGGTATTTGAATTGGATTAACTCTATGCGAGAACAATATTAAAAAGAGAGAAGGAAGAGTTCTCCCTTCCTTCTCAATACGGCGTATGCCTTCTTAAGTTTTTGATAAACTTTATCATAATTCAAAATTATGGAGAAGACATTCGCTACAAAGTTTGTAGTCAAAAATATATCTATCATAAATTATTTATAATAAAGTTATTTGGCAAAATCGCCTAATCAATTGACAGGGATCGAACCTGTATTTTTATCAATAAAGATAACGTCTGCCGTTTAACTACAATTGACTGGCACAAATATCTGTAATTATAAAATAGTAAACAAATATTTTGATCATGAACAAACGACAATTTAAATACTGGCTCCGGATAAATAACTTCCGCCCAGAGCAGTTCGGTATCAGTGAGGAATGGAATCTGATTAGGTTCAAATTACGCAAAAAGTGATATCATCTTGTTGACATCAACGAGATGATAAAAACAGCAAAGCCGCCTGGCTGCAATCCGGACGGCTTTGTAAACTCTCATCAGCTTATGAGCTGAATTAGGCTTAACACACTACAAATGTAGTGCTTATTTCCTAGATATAAAACAAATAGATCATGGAAGCACTTAAATTAGAATTTTCTCAATATAATGGAATGCAGTTACAGAGTGATTATTACAGAAATTTACCTTCTTGTAATTTCATTCAATTTGGAGTCTTGTTTATCAACATTAAGAAAAAAGGCAAATATTTTTCAATGTATAAGAATCTACTCGAACATTTTCTAAATTACCAGAATAATATTGGACGATCTTTTACAACAAAAGATATAGGCCGTGAAGAATTAGAGGGATTTGTAGAATATCTCCATGTGGAGAAAGAACTTAAAACATCAACGATAAAAAGTATGATTACCAAGCTAAAATACTTGTTAGAAAAGGCATATCTGAACGGTTGGGCTGTAGATGATTCTTACACGGATGCTAAGGTTAGAGAGAATGAATCTACACAAATTTACCTGTCAGAAAAGGAAGTTGCGCGTATTTATTATGCTAAAGGATTAACTAAAAAGCAGGAAGAAATAAAAGATATGTTTATTGTTGGTTGCATGACCGGACAACGGTATTCTGATTATTCTCGTCTTTCAAAAGACAATATTGTTGGCGATAATATTCATGTTCTACAAAAAAAGACAAAGAACAAAGCTGTTATCCCATTGACGGATTATGTGCGGGAGATATTTAATAAATATGATGGAAATCTTCCCGCAGCCCGTTGTATTCAATATTTTAACAAGGCAATAAAAGAGATATGCCGGAAAATTGGCTTAACTGATATGGTTGTATACGAAGAAGAAAGAGCAGGAGAGGTCGTTATGATAAAAAGACCTAGATATGAAATGATATCTTCCCATACTGCCAGGAGAACATTTGCTACTAATATGATCCGCAATAATGTTTCTACCAGTAAGATTAGAAAATGTACAGGGCATAAATCTACAGCATGTTTTGACAGGTATGATCGAATGACTCTGACGGACAATGCTCGTTCGCTCGCAGGAAATGGTTATTTAAGTTAAATATAGATTTTATGATGAATAAAAAGAAAATAAGTAGGATAGAGTATGTTAAAATCTTCTCTAGGGTTTCAAAGACCGACTACGAACGTCTATCTGTTATACGCAAGAAATACGGGTTTAAGAGCAATTATGAAATTGTTCAATACTTAATGCATTGCTTTCTCCGTATAGCGGATCCGGACAATGACGATCAAATAGAACCTGTCCCGTATGAGATAGAACAAATGTTTTCTGAACTGTCAGAAGCAGATAAGAAGTTTATGTTTATCAAACCGAAGCGTAGATGTCCGCACAAGACACCGGATAAGCCATGAGTAGAAACCCTATTTACATAAAGCAGATCAACTCAAAAGAATGGAAAGACCTTCGGAAACGGAAGCTTACAGATAAGCCGATATGCGAGGTCTGTGAAGGTGTAGGTAAAAGTACATTGGCAGAAGAGGTACATCATAAGATTCCAGTAGAATCTGTCACAACGGAAACTCAGATGAAAAGGTTAATGTTCAGCTATAACAACCTGATGAGTGTATGTCATGTCTGTCACGCTGAAATACATCGTCAGATGTTTAGCCATACCAAAGAATCAGTAAAGGACAATAGAAAAAGAGATACAAAGCGGTTCATAGATAAATATCTGAAATAAATAACAAAATAGTTATTGGATTATTTGTTTAATAACAATATTGTTATTATATTTGTAATGTCAAAAAACAAAAGCGATATGTCAGAAAAAGCAATTAGTAAAGAAAGAAAGGAGTTGGAGAGAGAATTGCTGTTTTACCTCCGATACTACAAAGAGCTTAAAAGCAGAGAACGTTATCAGGCAGAACTTGATTATCAGATTGAAAGACTGACTGAGAAACTAAAGCAAATGGATTAATAAACAGCCTCTCCTTAGTAGGGAGAGGCTTAACAAAGATATAGTTATGAAAGAAAATATTGAAAAATTGAAAGAACGCTTTGTGAACGCTGGGAGTGATGCCGAACTTGAAGCAATTGACAAAGAAATGAAGACTTTATTAGATAAAGACATTGACTCTTTCGCTGAAGGGCTGATTGAATGTGCTAAAGATACCAATAAGAAAGCGGATGAGTTGCTATTGAGAGATAAGTTAGAGGCTGTATTGCCTTTCATATCTGTATCGGCATTATCAAAGACTTACTTTAAGAGATCACCCCAGTGGTTCTATCAACGTCTTAATGGTAGTATTGTGAACGGTAAACCAATGAAGTTTAATAACAGTGAGTTAAAGACCTTGTCTGATGCGTTAGTAGATATAGGGAAGAAGATAAGTCAAGCTGCTGCTTTTGTTTTTTGACGATTACTGAGTAATAGCTTGTGGCCCTGACAGCGTTATGTTGTCAGGGCTTTTTTTATTGTTGTTGAAGATGTTTTCGTGGAACACAGGCGTGCTTGTTTGAGATGTTCCACGGGGGTACCTTTTTTTTGAATACCCGGCCTTCCTCGCTAAACCCACCCTTGCTCCCTTTTACACGCGCGGAATAAATTTAGGCTGTGGGGGTAAGACTTTTTGCCACCAAAAAACCTCCCAACATCGGTATTGCATAACAAGTGCGATATGGACTGTAAGAAAATTGAAAGTAAAATACGCTCTGCCATGAAACAGCAAGGCACATATTCTAAGGCTATGGAGATATCTATCAGTTTGGCTGCTGGTGCTTATATGGCTTACTTGCTGGCAAGGGATGATGTTGAAAAATTGACAGAGTGTTGCGATGTGAGGATCAGTAGAGAGGGACATGCTTATAAAGTCGCTCATCCTGAATTTAAGGTCATGGCTGATATGGCAGAGATTGCCCGTAAATATCTCCGGGAACTTCGGCTTACTCGTGCTACGATCGAGGGAGGAGCCGATGAGGATGAGGTGGATGAATTGATTAATGATGTGAACGCTGAAGATGCTAGAGAAGAATGATCTCATAGAGTTAAAGCGTGTCACTGCTGAAATGTTGAAGCAAATAGATACGGCCGGTTATCATCTTGAAAAGACAGATAACCGGCTCAACCTGTATATACGCTCAGTCATTGACCATCCGAATGATCATAATCTTTATGAGCTATTATCTATTTGTCGCTTCTTTAGATTTATGGATACTTATATCTTCAAGCCTAAAGAAGTTCGTAAATATATAGTTTTCTATGAACGTTTGAAGTTCTCTGGTTTGAAAGGTAGGACTAGATATAAGTTGACTCCAATACAGGTTTTTCAGTTCGCAAACATTTTGGGATTCTACAAAACAAAGACAAAGCGTCTTTGCCGGGATGCATTGCTTTTTGTTCCTCGTAAATATTCAAAAACGACTTCAGTAGCTTCATTGGCAATTTATGATATGTTGTTCGGCGATGCCAATGCGCAAGCCTATGTTGCAGCTAATAGCTACGACCAGGCACAGATATGTTTTGGAGAAATAAAGAATATTCTAAAAAGTCTGGATCCCAGATTTCGTCATTTCAAGATAAATCGGGAGCAGGTTTTCAATAAACGTAAAGGACGTACATCTTTTGCACGTTGCCTGGCTTCAAATCCTGATAAGCTGGACGGTCTTAATGCCAGTACTGTGATCCTTGACGAGTTTTCTCAGGCTGATAGTGCCGCCTTGAAAAATGTATTAACCTCATCTATGGGAGCGAGAGTAAACCCTCTGACGGTTGTAATTACGACGGCAAGCGAAAAGCTGGAAGGACCATTTGTTGATATGCTGAACTCATATAAAGCGGTACTGCGTGGAGAAATGGAGAATGATAGCATTTTTGCTCATGTGTTTGAACCAGATGTAGAAGATGCCGAAGATGATCCGCATACCTGGGCTAAAGTACAACCCCATCTGGGAATAACAGTGCAAGCCGATTATTACGAAAATGAATACCGGAACGCTCAGATGTCAGCAGATAATATGTTGACATTCCGGACAAAGCTATTGAATATGTTCGTTCAAAATATGGCAAAGGCCTGGTTTGGATCCAAGGAGGTAGAGGCCATGTTTAAAGATATTGATATAAAGAAATTAACGGACCGGCCGCCAGCAATGTGCGCTGTTGATCTTTCTGTTTGTGATGACTTTTCAGCAGTAAGTTATACCGTCTATTTTCCTAAAATCAAGTCTTTCCATATTCATACAGATTACTATTTCCCGGAAGGTGCATTAGAAGATCATCCGAATAAAGAACTATACAAGCGATGGGCGAAAAAAGGTTTCTTGAAACTGTGCCCGGGATCAGTTATAGACTACCGTATGATTTGTAATGACATACTGGAAGCGGATAAATATATCCGGATTTTAGGACTCGGATATGACCCTTATAAATCTATGGAGTTTGTCAATCTGATATCTGCCTCTGGGGCAAAAAATGTTGTCCAGCCTGTGAAACAAACATATGGAACTTTTACAAGTCCGGTTGAAACCTTTGAAATGGCTGCTAAGACTGGGCAGGTAACATTCAACCATAATGATATAAATTCTTACTGCTTTGGGAATGCAGTCATGGATGAGGATAAACTGGAAAACCGTAAGCCTATAAAGCGAACGCAAACAGGAAAGATTGATGGTGTAATTACCGCACTGATGACATTTCATTTATTCAATAACTATCAACCCACATAAAGACATGAATGTAAAGTTTTGGGAAAAAGAAAAAGAGAGTCCGGTTCCTGTTGTAAAAGAATGCAGTGTTCCGGAGAAAGTGATGGAAAAAGAACCTGAAAAACGCGGTTATTTTGATACAGTAGCCAAAGCGGAGGCTTCCGTTCCTGTTTATAATGTAAATACACCGACTCAGATAGTCTCAACTCCTGATTTGGCGATGAAGGTGGCTACAGCTTTTCGCTGTGTGTCTATTCTAAGTGGAAGTATAGCAGCTTTACCATTAGAGTTGAAGCGTAAAAAAGGACGTTATTTCGGTCTTGATGAGGACGATCCTATCAATTACGCTTTAAATGTCCGTCCAAACCATAGGTTATCGGCCTTTGAGTTAAAGCGTAATGCAATAGCCTTGATGTTAAATTATGGGAATGCCTACATTTATCCGGATTGGGTTGGAGGTGAATTGAGGCTTATCCTGCTTTCTCCTTATAGTGTCAATTATGACAAGATAATGGATGAATACATGGTGAATGATACAGTAAATAATGTCTATACAACTTTGTCCAGTGATGAAATTATCCATTTAAAGGGCTTTAGTCTTGATGGTGGGTATACAGGAGTCAGTGTAATTCATTTTGCTGGTCAAACACTAGGTATTGGGACCGGTATTAATAAAAAATCGTTATCTGATCAGCAGCCGGGAAGTTCATTGAGGGGATTTATCTCAGGAGATTATGATAGCACACCAGGAATAAGTAATTTGCAGAATGATCAGATAAAACCGGTAGTTGATCGTATTAGATCCGAGTTACGTTCCGGTGAAACCGTTACTTATTTGCAGGGAGATTTGAAATTTAATCCAATGTCCCTTACTCCGGCTGATCTGCAAACACTTGAAACGATGAAGATCAATGTTTTGGAACTTTGCCGTTTTTATGGGGTTCATCCAGATAAGGCATTTGCCGGGCAGAGCCAGAATTATAAAGCAAGTGAAATGAGTCAAGTTCAGTTTATGGCAGACACTCTCAATCCCTTACTCCGGCAGATAGAAAATGAGGTATTTATAAAACTGATACCGAGAAAACTTTCCTCAAAATATAAACTGGTGTTTGATTTGGAGTCATTCTATCAGACTGACCTTCAAACAATGTCAACTTATATGAAAGATACCACTCAGAATGGCATTTATATGGTCAATGAGTGGCGAGCAAAACGTGACATGCCACCGGTTAAGGGGGGAGATGTTCCATTTGTCAGTTGTAATACTGCTCCGATCGATAGTCCAAAGATAAAAGGAGAAAATTTACAATCTACTCAAAATTTGCCACCAAAAAACGATAATATTCCGGTAGGGTAAAAAGTACTGTATGGAAATACGAAGTTTTGGAGAAAATGCGGCTCCCAAATTGGTTGCCGAAAGAACTATAGAAGGTTATGCTGTGGTATTTGGCCAGGAAAGTCGTGTTATGCTTGACACTACCACTAGACGATGTTTTGTTGAAGTTATTCAACAAGGGGCTGTTACCGTGGAAATGCTTCGTAATTGGGATATAAAAGCACTCTGTGAACATAACAAAGGACGTATGTTGGCCAGAAGTTTTAAGGGAACTGGCAGTTTACAGTTGAGTGTTGACAGTCATGGAGTAAAGTATCGTTTTGAATCACCCAATACTCCGGATGGTGATTATGCGGTAGAAATGATCAAACGTGGTGACCTGTTTGGATCGTCTTTCGCTTTTTGGTCAGATGAAACAAAGCATGTACGCTACGCCCGGCGCCCGGACGGCATGTTACTTAGAACTGTCACAAAAATAGATCTGATGTCTGATGTCTCTATTGTGTCTGATCCTGCTTATATGGGGACTGAGGTAAATGTACGTAGCCTTGATCCATATTTTGAACCGGAAAAGATAGATGAGACTTACAAGGCGCAAGTATTAGAGTTAAGGAATTTATCTATTAATAATTAATCAATTTATTATGAGTGTGAGAAAAGAGAAGAGAGGTATGATCCAGCGTATCCAGGAGATCAATACCCGTTTTAAGGAACTAGCAGATGTGTTGGAAACAGATAAACGTTCATTGACCTCAGATGAGGTAGAGGAACGCAATGCCCTCACTCAAGAGAAAGAGATCCTACAATTGCGACTAGATCGCATGAACAGTGCCAACTGGGCGCAATCAGATCAACAGATGACTGCAGAACGCGCTTTTTGCGATGCTTTATGTGCTTTGTATAAAAAACGTTCAGTTTCGGAAGAGGCAGAGAGCTTTATGGAAGGCTATAACTTACTTGTTCCGGCTACCCGTTCTATTCAGGATAGCACTACGATAGCACCGTTGGTGCCTATGACGATTGCTGAAATTATTGAGCCTCTCGAAAAGGGCTTGATTTTGGATAAGATAGGGGCGAAGATGCAGTATGGTATGGTTGGAACATGGCAGTTCCCGATTGTGGCGGCTATTGAAGCCACGATTGAGGATGAAAATGCAGAAGTAGCTGATACGACTATCGATATTACGAAGATCAGTCCGTCGCCCAAACGTGTAGCTTTGTCTATTCCGGTTTCTAACCGTGCAATCGATCAGAGCAATACAGCTATTTTGGAGGTTGTACGTAAACAGCTAACGATGGGATTGGCTCGTTTACTTAACAAGTGGATGTTCAACAAGGAAAAGATCACTTCAAAAGCTAGTGAAGGTTGTTTTGTGAAAGCGTATGCTTCTCCTGCTGTTACATTTGCTGCAGCTGTTCCAACTTGGGCAGAGGTGTTACAGGTTGAAGCGGAGGTTTTAGGTAAGGGTGTCCCGATGGATGGTTCTGCCTGCTGGGTTTGTACAGCCTCCATGTTGGCAACATTGAAGTCGGCTCCGAAAGATAAGGGTAGTGGTCGTTTCATCGTCGAGAATAACACGATCGACGGATATCCGGTCTATGTCACTGAGTATGTAGATAAGGATATGCTAGGTTTTGGTGTTTTCTCTTATGAATTGGTTGGCCAGTTTGGTCAGATGCGTGTAACCTTTGATCCGTTTACCGGTGCAAAGAAAAACCTTGTGTATTTTGTATTGAACACCGATTTCGATATGCTGACTCTTCGTGATGAGGCATTTGCTATCGGTAAAACTCCTGCCGTAGGCGGTTAATAAATTAGGTTATGGATTTGTACGTAAGCATACCAGAGTTGAAGAGCCAGCTTAATATAGTTGAGGAATATACAGGAGAAGATATGTACTTGACTGGATTATTGGAAACGTCTCAAATGAGTGTAGAATTTCATATCCAGCAGCCATTGAGTACATTCGTTAATGAAGAAAAGAGTCTGAACCCAATGCTGAAACATGCAATCCTCATACTAGCATCGCATTTTTATGCAAATCGTGAACCGGTTGCTTACGTACAACCCAGAATAATTCCTTATACGTTTGAATATCTTTTGCAACCATTTAAAAAATATACCTGATGAGAGCGGGATCATTAAGAGAACCAGTAGATTTTCTTGATTTAAAAGAGAAGCAGAGCGCTTCCGGATTTGTCAAGAAAGATTATGAAGTCGTATATTCCTGTAAGGCTTGTAAGAAGAGGAATACAGTTAAGTTGGATGACGAAATGAATGCTTCCGAGGCGTTTAAGGAGACAACGATTGTATTGCAGGTTCGATTCCACCCGGTAATAAAAGAAGGTATGCGTATTCGCTTTAATGGCTCTGAATATGATATCAAACTGATCGATCCTCAAACAGATCACACTTATTTGATAACATGTAAAAAGATTAATCTGTAAAATGGCTACTATCGAAATAAAAACTATTGACAGAGAAGCAATCCTCAATTTGGTTGATGGATTGGAGAACTTTGAGAAAGATCGCGCTATCCGCGCAGGACTAGCGGCTGCAGTAGGTGTTTTCAGAACAAAGGGACGGAGTAATCTACGCAATTGGATGGGGCAACATGGGCATCCAAACGGTGTGACTGGAAATTTATTAGCATCATTCAAAAACAGAGTGAAGAAAAGTAAGCCAGGTGCGTTAGCTGGCTTTGAGTGGCCTAAAGGTGCTCATGTTTGGTTGGTAGATCAAGGTACTGGATTTCGTCAAACAAAAAAGCATGATACCGGTATCATGCCTGCCTCTTACTTTTGGGAGGATGCTAGACGATCGGAGGAATCGAAAGCAGTGCAACGATTACAGAATGGGTTTGAAAAAGCAGTTCAACGTATAAAGGAAAGGAGAAACTAATGTTACCAGCAGGAAATAAATTAGGAATATCATCTGTCATTCGCAATTTACTCTTACAAAACGAAGAGCTAAAGAGTTTAGTATCCGGTAAGATTTATCCCTTATATGCACCAGAAAAAACAGAAGGTGATTTTGTATTATACCAACGGGATGGGCATAAATCTGATTATACAAAAATGGGTAAATCAGGCACAGAATGCAGGATATTCATAAATACCATATCGGACGACTATGATCGAGGTCTAGATATAGCTCAAAAGATATGTGAGGTACTGGAGGGAAAATATTCTGACGGCATGGAAATATGGCTAGAAGATTCTACCGAAGCGACTACAGATAAAAAGTATATACAAGTGCTTTTATTTTCAATAAAATAAATATGGCTAAATTAAGAAAAAGTATGGCAGAAACACCTATTAAACATGACTCAGATAAAGACATTTATCGGGGGCAACTATTTATTTTTCTCGATGACGCACCGCTGGCGTTTTGTTCCGATTGCTCTTTGGAACTGACAGCCGAAGAGGTCGATACATCAAATAAAATGTGTTCCGGTAACTGGAATATGTCTTTACCGGGAAAGAAGTCGTTTACAGCTTCCGCTGAATCTCTTCTGACTCGCTTAGAGGGGGCTATGAGTTTTGACACATTACTGAAAAAATTTATAGCTGGTGAAACTCTTAGCTTCTTCTTTGGTGATGCTAAGGTATCAGAAGAGACCGAAACAGGTGGTAAGTTTGATAAAGATACGGCAAAACCCAATTACACAGGAAGAATAATGATCACTTCATTGTCTTTAAAGAGTACCAATGGGCAAATCGCGTCTTCTTCTGCTTCGTTTAAGGGAGTTGGGGCATTAACACCAGTCGAACCTGTAACGGTTTAATTTGAATGTAGTAATTAGTTATTAACGGAGGGCGGCAGGTTAGCTGCCCTTTGTTTGATTAAAGAGGTATGAAATATAATATTAGGCTATCAATAAAATCTATTATCCGGTCAGAACAGATTTTATCAAAGCCCTTTACCGAGATTGACTACACGAATGTGGAAGAATTGACAAAGTTGTTGTATTGTACTGTGCTTGTTAATAATCCTGTGTTATTCACTTTCGAAGAGTTCCAAGCGATTGCTGAAAATGAGAAACAGTTTGCTGCTATGATAAAGGAGATTGAGAAAGTAAATAAAGTCTTGGAACAGTTTACGAGATCGGATAAATCAGGATCTGGAGAAGCATCTGGAGAACCTCAATATTTAAAAGATATCGCAGGGATGTTGATAATGTCGGGACTGGACGCAAACTATGTGATGAACGAGATGGAGATATCCGATATCCCGGTATTCGTAGAGGCTTATGAAAAGAAGAAACGTGAAGAAATGGAAGCCTCCCGGCTTTGGACATTTTTGTCTATTGTCCCACATATTGACACAAAGAAAGTGAGGAACCCACGAGATTTAATGATGTTCCCCTGGGAAGAAGAGGAAGCACAACAAGAGGCAGAAGCCGCTTTGCTCCGGGACAAGGAGGCGGCAGAGAGATTCTTTAACGGTGAGTTTAGCCCATTAAAAAATTGATTATGGCAGGAAAATTATCATTCAGTATAGCGATTAATCTTTTAACAGAGAACTTTAAGCGTGGGACAAGTTCGGTAAAGAATGGACTTAAATCAATCCAGGCGCAAATCCTGACCTTTGCGGCAGCATTGGGTTTTGCTGGAGTGAGTTTATCTAACTTCTTTTCCCAACTGATCCAGGTTGCCCGGGAAACAAGTAAAGCCGTTACGGCATTAAAGAATGTATCTGGTAATACTGCCCAGTTTGCCGACAACCTACGCTTTACTACTCAACTCGCTCAGAAATATGGTGTTTATGTCAATGATATAACGAGTAATTACGCCAAATTCACGGCTGCTGCGAATATTGCCGGTATGGCAATAGCTGACCAACGGAAGCTATTTGAATCTCTTTCCCGGGCCGCGTCCGGCTTTGGAATGTCTGCCGATGATACGAATGGCGTTTTCTTAGCCATAACGCAGATGATGGGTAAAGGTAAGATCCAGGCGGAGGAGTTACGCGGCCAGTTAGGTGAACGTTTACCGATTGCGATGCAGGCAATGGCGAAAGCAGCCGGTACGACGGTGGCTGGGCTAGACAGTATAATGAAGAAAGGTAAGTTATTGTCTGCTGAGGTTCTTCCCAAGTTCGCCGACGCTCTTAATGAAATGATGCCGAACGTGGACACAGACAACATAGAAACGTCTCTCAATCGTCTGAAAAATGCCTTTCAGGAGTTTACCCAGAATACAGGTATTCAGGACGCATATAAGAGTTTGATTGACTCAATTACAGGACTTGTTCAGAAAGCAACTAAGAATATTCAGGTTTTGGTAGCTCAGTTAGTTGCGGTTTTGATTGGCATTTCTTTAGGGCGTTTTTTTAAATGGATTGCAACACAGTTGGCGGTCGCTCAACGGTCGGCTATGGTTGCGGCATCTAAAGCAGCAAAAGCAGCGGGAACCGCTTTTGATGAGATGGCTTGGAAAGCCCAGAGTGGAGCGGCAACAATGAAAGTTGCATTTACAAGATCTTTAGCCACTATACGTGCGGCTTTCATGTCGATGTTACCAACAGCTATTTTTACTGGTATCGCCATGTTAATAGCGAAAATAATATCGGTCAGAGAAGAAGCTAAAAAGATAAGGAGTATATTTTCAGATTATCAAAAAGACACATTCTCGATCGGTCGACCAGAAGATGCCGACCGGTTACAGCGGCTTTATAAAATAGCATCAAACATAAAGGAGTCAGAAAATGTTCGCAAATCTGCTCTTACCGAAATAAATGGCCTGTTAGGGACTTCATATAGTATAAATAAAGATACTCTGCAAATTAATGGTGATATCAATACAAAGGTTGCAGAAAGAATAAAATTATTGAAAGATGCTGCTGCAGTTGAGTTTTACCAGCATAAGAAACTAGAAGCTGAGAGCGAAGCTAATGCAATAATAGGTAAGTACGGAAATGCGGAAAACTTAAATCATGCAGCCCAAGTATCCGCGAATGCGGGAAAAACGTTTTCTGGTTGGATAGGAAAACAATTTAATTTTGGTGGAGTTAACGATGCATACGAGGATGCGGTAAAAGTTGATCAGTTCAAGCGAATTTACCAAGATGCAGATAGACAACTTGATCTATTTGAAAAAAATATATTATCTAATTCTACAACTTCTACTGCGGAACCCGAAAGATCAAAAAAGAAAACTGACCTACAAAAAGCAGAAGAAGCTTATAGAAAGTCAACACAAGAACTGACTAATAAGCTAAACAATAGAACTATAACGGAAACAGAATATGACCGGGAACTAAAGAAGCTTAACAAAGCAACCTATGACACCCTTTCTGGCCTCCTAACCCCGGAACAAGCGGAAAAAAATAAAACCTTTCAAGTGGCTAAGGCTGGAAAACCAGATAGCAAAACGTATGAGGTTGAAACTACATACTGGGATGAAATGAATAAGCTCTCCAATCAGTATGCTGAAAACTATCTGACTGAAAAAGATTATGCAAAGGCGAAACTGGAGTTAACCGAAAAGACTTTGAAAGAAATATCCGGCATGGAGGATATTGGCGAAGCGGGGAGATCTTTTGTTGATGCATTGAATGAATCCGCTGATAATCTCCGGAAGGAGGTGTTTAAGGTTCCGACTTATAAAGAACGTGATAAAACTTATGACTACAAGAAAACGGATATTGAAAAACTTCAGGCCGAGCGTGACTCTAAACGTAGCTACGCCGATAAGATTAAGGGTAAAATAGGCGGAGATACTGATGATCTGGAGGAAAAGCTGAAAGCTGCGAAAGGAAACCTAGAGGCTATCAAAAAAGAGTATGGTAAAAATGCCGAGGATTTCATCGTTGCCCTAAATGAAGCCCTAAACAATGTAACGTCTTTGGATGAGGCTTTAAAGATTGCTCAAGTAAAGAAAGATGTAAAAGATCTGTCAAAAGAACTTAGAGAAGGTATGTATTCAGGTGTGAAAGAGATTGCATCCAGTTCTGATCGTTTAGTGTCGGCCTTTTCAAGTTTGAATGATGTGTTTGATGATGAGGATGCTTCAGCTTGGGAACGTATAATGGCTGTTTGGAATGCTATGATCAATACAGTTGATGCTTTTATGAGCATTGTTAAAACCATTGAGGAATTGACTAAAGTCTCAGAAAAGTTAGCTGCAGCAAAACAGGCTGAGGCGGCTATTGATACCGCTGTAACAACTCAGAAGGTTACAAATGCAGCGATTCAAGCTACTGCGGAAACTACAACAGCAACAACGACTGCTGCGGCAGCTAAAACAGAAGTCGCTGCTAATACTGCAGTTGCTGGTTCTGCTGCGATTAAATCTGTTGCCGGTATTCCAATTGTTGGTATTGCAATGGCAGGGGCAGCTTTGGCTGCAATTATGGCAATGATAGCCTCATTACCGAAATTCGCCAATGGTGGTATAATTGGAGGCGGCTCTCGTACAGGGGATAAAATACTAGGGCGATTCAATGCTGGCGAAATGGTGCTTACTACAGGTCAACAAGCTACATTATTTCAATTAGCAAATGGAAGGGGGATTAACACAAATGGTGGCAATGGTAAAGTAGAGTTTGAAATTCGCTATGATCGTTTAGTTGGTATTTTAAAAAATGGTGATCAAAAAAATAGAAGGGGAAGATGATGAATATAAAGTATTATCATGATTTTATAGGAGCAGATGATGTTGTAAACCGATTTGAGATCTTACAAAGTTCATCATCTACATCAAAAGTAATAGAGGCATCTTCCGATCCATTCTCTATAGAGTATTTGGAAGTAAAGAAGTTAGAACCGGTACAAGGTTCCCAGGCTACATTGAAATTGATTAGTGAGAGTAATTTTCAGTTTCTCGATTTACATACAGATGATATGCAGGGCTATATGATCAAGTTTTATCGAGCAGGAGAATTGTACTGGATTGGCTATCTTGATTCAGAGCTTTATAACGAGAATTTAACGGATTATGCTCCTTATCCGGTGGAGTTTTCCGGTGCCGATTTTAATATATGGGAACGACTTAAATTTAGGGACGAGAACGAAAAAATATATAACGATATTGCCTCTTTCCTTACACAGCTAAAGCGATGCTTTAATAAGCTGGGATTACCGTTTAAAAAGCTCTATATAGGTTGTTCTACTATTCCGGAAGGGGTTGCGATGAATACAGCAGAAACCGCTTTACATGTACTTTATATCCAGTCAGCTAATTTTTATGACGAGGATAAAGAGCCTATGTCCTGTCGTGAGGTTGTAGAGTCTATATTACAGCCTCTGGGACTAATGATGGTGCAACGTGATGCATCGGTTTACATCTATGACTTTAATACGATCAAAGCTGGTGGAGTGATGAAATGTTACAACTTTGATACGTTGTCTTATATCGGTGATACGGCTGTTAATGTATTGCTAGGAGATATTGGGGAAATAGGTACAATGTCAACAGATGCCAGCTTAAGTTTTGAGGAAATGATTAATAATACAACTATTACAAGTTCGTTATATGCAGATAACTTGAAAGAAAGTATAGAGCTTGATAGCAAAGAACTATCTGATCGAATAGAGATAAGTAGACCGCCAATCAATAGTTTTTTTTATAATAAATCAACTCAAATAGAAAGTATGAACGGTGGCATCTTTGCTGTGTATCGTGGTCGTATGTCGGCGCCTTATGATGAAGGAGAAACCATATTGGGTTGTTATGCAAAATACGAACCAACTCCTTCCACAGTTGTACCGCTCTTTAGATTAAAATCAAGTAAGTACATTACAAAAGTAGAACCAAAAACAGAAGGACGATATGAAATATACCCTTATATCATAAATTTAAGTGTGTCAGCTTATGCAAGTTCAACGTCACAACCAATTATGCAGGAAGGGGAAAAAAATATAAAAAATAGTGAGGTGTTAAAACTAAACTGTAATCTATACATAACCAACAATCAAGGTCAAATAACGGCATATTATACCACATTATCCGGCGATATGTATGGCTGGGTTCCGGTTTCCAATGGAGTGATAGAGCAAGGAAAATTTGTTCTTTGGTTTAGTAAAGAAAAATCAGAAGGTTCAATGTTGGACAATTGGATTATCAATTCAGACATCTCAATTATTAATGATCGGGCATCAGGATATCCGTATGCGTCCGAAGTGGAGAAGGGAATATTTATAAAACCAGATGTCTCTGGCTATTTAATATTTGAAATTACTAATAAAAGTCAGATATGTAATCCTTCGTCAGGAGATGAAGTTTCAGGTGGAAAGGTCAGTATGTTATTATTTGATAAGATTAATATTGATCTTAAGGATCATAATGGTAAATCACCATCTACTGATGACTATGAGTTTAAGAGCTATATCAACAAAAAAGTTTCTGCGGACTATGGCGAGGTGACCCTCAAATGCATATCAGCCAATGAAGATCGTCTTCCTGTCGGAAAAGGTAACATATTAAAAAAAATAGGTGATCATTATGAATTGCTGTTGTCTTACTCTCGTGCCGGTCAAACTAACATACTTGAGCGGCTACTTATGTGTACAATTCATTCAAATTTTACCACCAAAAACAAGGCTATTTCCATAGATATAAAGATGACTGACAATCCAGCTCTCAGATATGTGACATATAGAAATGTATTATACTCTGACGGTATGTATATAACTGGGGCAACGTTGGATTTTAGTAATGCTAAGACAACAATCAAAGCTGTTGAGTTTTCAGCCGATGTCGATAAATTAAGTGATATTCCGTATGAGTAGTATAACGCATATAGGTTTAAGGAAAACATCTCTGCCCCGAACCGGGCGGGAATTAGATGCTGTATCTGGTGGAGTTGTTACTTCGTCCGGTGGTGTATCATCTGGTGGAGGTAATACAGCTACGGATCATAGTCAGTTGACCGGTGTTATCAGTACTGCGGATAAATATTCCGACAGTGCAAAGGATATTCACTTGACCGCTCAAGCCGCTCAAGAACTGGAACGGCTTTCAACTCTTGAAATAATTGAATCAACTGATACCGAAACTGTACCTAGTGACAAGAACCTTTATACGGCGTTAGCTGTCTTAACTCATTTCCTTCGAAAAGATGTTCCAGACGTTGCCGAAAGGCTTCTGAAATTTTTGGAAGGTGCCGAATTTGGAGAATTTGAATCAGATCCTATTACCGGTACGGGTGGAAAGATATGGGCAAATGGTCATGCGGAATTAGCCTCCTTGCTGTTACGTGGATGGTTGGAGGTCCCGGAAGTCCGTTATAATCGTGTCCAAGTTGTAGGTGGCGAGTTATGGGTTACTGACGGAGCCAAGTTTGATACTGTTACTCAAAGCGGCGATCTGTTTAATATAAAAATAAAGCTAGAAGAAGGTGAATTGGTTACTTTCTGGGTGGGAGATATCTTGAAAGGCGTATATCATGATAAATCTACGGATGGAAAGTTTAAAGGTTTCCGGACACTATGGTTCAGAGTGACGGCTGTTGATCAGAATAATCAAACTATAACCGTGGCCTCCCGTTATCCGGATGACTCGAAATATAATCCGGTTCAATACCTGGAAGTTGCCCGAATCGGGTCATTTACAGAAGAAAGCCGTCAGCGATCAATATTGATTGACAGCAAGGAAAATTGCATTACGTTTCTGGATCATGTCAACACCTGGGATATCACTCCGAACATGGAAGTGTGTTGGTTGGGACGCAAGGATCGCAGTATCCCTGGCGTACCATCTACAGCTGGGTATAATGGTAAATTTTCTAACTTACTCATATCCGGTAAGATATTTCAATACGACGATATATCCGGTAATGACTATTTGATCCCGATTGATAAGGGTATTTATGTTCCCGGGCAGAGATATGCTTATTATGATCGTGTATCGGCTCTTGGAGGATTGTGGTTATGTGTCAATGAATCCGGTACTACATCTGAACCTATTTCCGGAAATCCTGATTGGTTACTACAAGTCTCTGACGGTACCAGTCTTACACCTGCCGGAAATTGGAGCTCGGAAACGACGTATAGCAAAGGACAGATTATTTATCTTAACGGTGATTCTTTTGTTTATACATCAAATACTCCATCTTCAGGGGTTCGTCCTGTCCGGAATCCCGGAGGATACTTGACAACAGGCGGAAAACAACTTACAACCGGAGGCAAGCGACTATATACTGGCGATCCTAATCACCCCTGGCAATTGTTAGCTGAAGCTGGCAAAGATGGTTTTTCCATTATTGTACAATATTCTGCTGACAAAATCAACTGGCATGATGTCTTTAACCCGGTAACAGATAAGTATATGCGCCAGCTCCAGAAAGATGGATCATGGACTGACGCTATGCAAATAGTTGGAGAAACAGGAAAGGATGCTCCGTGGACAGATTTTCAATTCGCTGTTAATTCCAGCCTTTCGGATGCTCCCACTTCGGGATGGCAAGATGCCCCTCCATCAGTTGAATCAGGTCAATACTTATGGATGAGATCAGGCATCGTAATTCCTCCAGCTACAGAAGCAGCGAGCTGGACCGCAGTTCGTATTGGTGGAGAGCATGGTAAAGACGGACAAGGAATACAAGTACAGTATTCTGATAATGCAATAGACTGGCACAATCCTCCTTTTGTTGAAGGAACGGATATCTTTATGCGCCAGCAATTGGGGGAAAATTCTTGGTCTGAAGCTATGCGCATAGTAGGGGAAGATGGCAACCCTGGTAAAGACGGAAGTTATACAGACTTTCAGTTTGCCGTGAATGGATCATTAACAGAGCCTCCTGTCTCTGGTTGGCAGGATGCGCCTCCGTCAGTAGGTACAAATCAATATTTATGGATGCGCTCTGGGTTAGTTGTACCACCTGCTACATCTCCCTCTAGCTGGAGTGCTGTAAGAATTGGGGGACAAGGTATAAATTATATAACTACCCCATATTCGCCATATACAGCCTATAAGATTGGTGATGTCGTTAATTTTAATGGCGGTAAAATCTATTGTAAAAAGGATAATACCGGACAAACTCCTGTTCAATTTCTTTCATCCGGAGGAAAATTGCTTAAAACTGGTAATTATTACCTGTTGTATAAACCGTTATCGGTAAGCACAATCAATGTAGAATACTGGGATATATTTGTAGCGCCTCCTGTCAAAGATGAAATAGAACAGACATTTACAACTTACTTTGTTGGCACACCCAATGCCGCACCTCCAACGCCTATATTAACGGGTAATAGTCTAGGGTGGTCTACTGTAGTTCCGGCTAAATTTAATTGGATAAGTCAAAAGAGAGCAACATCAATAGCGGGCGGATCATGGAGTCAACCTGTAAAGATGACGGCCATTGATGGTAATGACGGGCTTAATGCCACTACTAGATGGCTGACATCTACAACGTCTGTGATCCGGTTTAATTCTTTGGGTAGCCCGATACCATCATCGTTTGTCGTATCCTGCAAAAAACAAACTGGTATTTTGCCAGTAGAGGCCTGCAGTGATCTGTATCTGGTTTATCGTGTCTATGCAGATGCAACTTATGTAAGTCAAAGTACTTCGGCAAAGGTTAGTTCGGTTACAATATCAAATCTTCGCGTTGATGGGATTTATTACATTAGAGGGTACGAAAAGCAAACTGATGCACAGGCCTGGAACGGTAATTTTACTACGGAATTTACTGTCACTCATGCTAATGATGGACAGAATGGAGATAAAGGACTAACTGGAGCTTCGCCACGAATGCGCGGAATATGGAATGGAACAGTTTCGGATTATGTATGGAACAATCAATGGAGAGATATTGTAATTGTCAATGTTAACGGGGTCAATATTCAATACACTGTTAAAACAGAGGGTACTGTACCGTCCAATATCAATCCTTCGTCTGGAGCAGGGGCCGCCTATTGGGAACAGGCTCAACAATTTAAGTTTATTGCTACAGATTTATTGTTAGCTGATAAGATCAAGGGAGATATGATTGATACGAATACCCTAAAAGCAAAGTTTATACAAACAGATTCTAACGGGGTTAGGATTGAAATATCGCCTCATAATTATGTTGCTGCTAACCTATTAAAATGTTATGATGGAACAAATAAGTTGGTGTTACAACTTGGTGCTTCGACTAATGCATCATCTGGATTTATAGGCCTTTATACTGATGCTTCTGCTAGTAATCCTATTAATAATTATCAGGTAGAATTTTCTCGTAATGAAATAAATTTTTCTTACAGAGCGAATCCAACTGATTTGCCAAAATATGGAAGAATAAGAATGAAAGGAGGTGGATTCACAGTTTATTCAAACTCATGGCTTTCTGAATCTCAAGCTTCTTCAGGCGAAATTTACAAAGATGCAAATGGATATTTAAGAATAAAATAAATATGAAAGTAATCTACAACAGCTTAATCCCCTTTAAAGGATTCTCGGCGATAAATTTATTCGGTGTGATTTTTGCCCGAAAAGAGTATAAAGAATTAAGTCAGCGTGTACTTAACCATGAGGCTATCCATACTGCTCAAATGAAAGAAATGTTGTACATTTTCTTTTATCTCTGGTATTTGGTCGAATGGTTCATCAAGTTGTTCCGTTATGGCCGGAAAGCGTATGGAAAGATTTCGTTTGAACGCGAAGCTTACACATATCAGTATGATTATACTTACTTACGTAGGCGTAAGCATTTTGCGTGGTGGAGAAGAGTTTAACTCAAAACTGGAAAGATTTGAAACAAAATAGAACTAACAACTAAAATTGAAATATTATGGCGAATGAAATTGATTTGAATGATCTAACGATCAAAACGGACAGTCTTCCGGATGATTGGAAGATGATGCTGATTGATCCGGCTGCGGGTGTACCAGCGAAGAATATGACAGTGGCTCGATTTATAGAATTACTTATTGATAAGAGTAAAATATGGACTCAAAATAACGATGATGCGATATTTGCTAATAGACCAAGTATTTTAGAGAGCGAGTTAGATACGTTTGCTAGTCTAAAATCGGGAGCTATACAAGTTAGACTGGCTGGATCACAAGCGCTTATGCTTAATTTTAATCTTAAATATGGTAGTACATCAGGAATGCAATTTTACGGTACTTATACGGGTGATGTACTACGGTATAGGACTTGTATTGACAATAATAGATATTCTTCTTGGAAGAATATAATGATAGCAGATTCCGCCTCTGCTAATGCTTTAACAAATACAATAATTAGCTCTCCAGTACTGGAGAGCAGGCAAGTTGCCGCGAACTTGCCTGCAAATACATCTATATCAAATTATTCCGATCAATCTGCACAGTCGGTCCAGGATGGTTCAATTCCAGTTAAATCTGAGTCAAACGAGAAACAGTACATCTGGTCAATCGACAAGATCGGAAAAGCTGTCCTGGAACTACAGGCAGAAAACAAGAGACTTAAACAAATCCTCAATATCTCTGACGATAGCGAGGTACAACAAATGTAACCTTCCGCGGGCGGGACCGCCCCGGTTAATTAATTAAATAAACATTATGGCAGATAATATAGATAAGGCATTAAATGGACTTGATTTAAAGACAGACTCTTTGCCCAATGATTGGTTGATAACTTTAATCAACCCGAAGACTGGAGCACCAGCACAAAATATGACGGTAGCTAGGTTTATCGAGTTGTTTACAAACAAGCAGCCTATCGTTTCGGAAAATAATAATGGACTTTTTTCGAGTACATTATTTAGGAGATTTAGCGGCATGGCTTATTATATCCCTCAAGGTGATGCAAATACAATATTAAATAATTTAGTTTTGTTGGGAGGGGTAAACCGTCCAAGTGATGATGATTTTCATTATATTATACAAATATTTTACTCAGGTATTTCTTCTACCTCAAATAGGGTGCAGATTGCTTTAGGTTATAAAACCGGTCTTATACATACTCGTGTTTATATAAATAATACGTTTTCTGACTGGAAGAGATTTACTGCAGCAATTCCTAGCAATTATTCTTTGATTCCTAATGATCTGACTGAAACAATCGTAGAAGAAGTACCGGTATCAGCCGATACACCGATGACGCTAGAGGAAACCGGGCAACCGGTGCCCGTAACGCAGACCATCGAAAGATATGAGTATAGTATACCGAAAATGGCCGAAGCTATCCTTGAACTACAGAAGCAAGTTGTCGGCATGAAAGCCTAATCATCTATATCTGCCATAACCTTTTCTAAATTTATTAATTAACCGGGCACGCGCCCACAACACGAAAAATTATGGCAGATAGCTCAAATTTAAATAATGTTGAATTAAATGGATTACCTAAAAAATCAGATTCCCTTCCGAATGATTGGATGATAACGGTAATCAATCCAAAGACGGGAGAAACATCCGAAAATATGACGATAGCGCGATTTAAAGAATTATTACCATTTCTATTGAAAGCAGGAGGAGAATTGACGGGCACGGTAAAAGTACATCCAAGCCTAGAGATAAAGGGTAATATTTCTCCATTACAATTCAATAATAATAATTCTCCAGGAGGATATTTTTCTGGAGTTAAATGGAGTAGTTTTGATCGTAAAGAAGCTCTCTTCTCTGCAGGGGTATTCACTGCTTCAGATGGAGAAAAGTATACGGATGCTAGATATTGTATAGGCTGGGGAGTATCACCCTGGAATTTGAGTGACTGTTTGGCTATAGGCAAAGATGGAGTCTGGTATAAAGGACGATCGTTACTCACATCTGTAAGCTCAGTTAAAGCTAATGCCTTAACAGAAACGGTAGTTGAAGAAGTCCCTGTATCAGCCAACACGCCAATGACTCTACAAGAGGACGGGCAAACGGCACCAGTAACTCAAACCATCGAAAGATACGAATACAGTATACCTAAGATGGCCGAGGCTATCCTGGCCCTACAAAAAGAACTAGAAGAACTGAAAGGAGGAGTAGGGAAATAGTTCAGATCGCAAAAGATGTGAAACAAAAATCCGCCTCCCAGCTGTGAAGCTTGGAGGCGGATACCTTAGTTTCTTTTTTCGAAACTGTGTTTACCTATTAACAAAGGTAGAATATTAATTTGAAAAACAAAGTATATGGATGAGAGGAATGTGATAAACGGAATGATGGCTGTGGTATTGAGTGAGTTTATAGACTTCCTCTATCCACTACGTTTCTTTTTACTGGCCGCCGTAGTGTTAGTACTAGTTGATCTACGGTTTGGTATTGAGGCCGCTAAATTTAGAAAAGAGAAGATCCGGAAGTCTAGGGCCGGTCGTCGTACAATTAATAAGATGGTAGACTATCTATGTTGGATATTATTGGCCGGTGCCTTAGACAAAGCGTTTGGAATACCGTTTGATATTCCCCTGCTTCCGGCGTTGGTTTTGCTCGTGGTCTATGGTTTTGAAATAAACTCCTGTTATGGAAACTATTTTGAGGCTCACGGGAAGAAGGTTAAAGTAAATGTGTTTAAACTGTTCGCTAAGAAAGCGGACATAATAGAAGTGGAGGAAAAGAAAGATGAAAAAGAATGAATTACCTAGGGGGCTGAGAAATAACAATCCCGGCAACATCAGAAAGAATAGCGATGTATTTCAAGGCGAAGTAAACCAGAGTAGAGACAAGGATTTTAAGCAATTCAAAAGCATGGCTCACGGTTATAGGGCAGTCTTTAAGATCCTGTCAAACTATTATCGTGTGTACAAACTAACGACGATCCGGAAGATGATCGGTCGGTGGGCACCGGAAAACGAGAACAATACGAGCACTTATGTTTCGCTAGTATCATCCTATGCAGGTATAGGTCCGGATGATCCCCTGAGCTTTGACCGGGAACAAATGATCCGGATTGTAGCCGGTATGTCAAAGGTTGAGAATGGGAGAGAGGCTGATATGTCAGACGTAATAGCTGGATGGAATCTGTTATGAAAGCCTGGCACGTCATACTCTTGTTGACCGGCTTAGCTGTAAGTTTTTTTGTCGGTTATTGGACACGGGGAACTTGTGTAAAAAATACACAGGTTCAATCCGACACGATAATCGTGACTGATACAATACGGGATTCGGTACCGGTGCCGGTCCGGGAGGTAGTTACAAAGTACATCCAGGTACCGGCAGATACGATAACGAAGTATGTCAAAGGTGATACAGTGTTTCTTCCGGTTATACAAAAAGAATACTTAACATCAGATTATCGTGCCTGGGTATCCGGATACAACGCAGCTCTGGATAGCATAGATGTTTTTCCAAAGACGGTTTATGTTACGAAAAAGATACCTGTCCGTCGGTGGGGATTAGGTGTGTCGGCAGGATACGGTGCCGGCAGGTCCGGTTTGTCTCCCTATATCGGTGTCGGGCTTTATTATAGGATTTGGTAGAGTAAGAATTGCTTTTATTTGCAAATTTGTATAATAATAAAGATGCTTTATTTAATTATAAAGAAGATTTTTTATATTTGTGCGTTGAAATATAAATAATATGTCACGTTCGCAAAATCAGAAATTATTGAATAATATATTATCTGGATTAACTATATTTATAACTATTGGAACAGTTTTAAGTATGGGGTATGGCGTTGGAATTGTTATTACTCAAATGAAGTATGATGTGATACAGTATCAACAGCAACTTCAATGTATGGAAGAGAAACAAATAAAAGATCGTGAAATATTAAGATTAAATAATAAGATAGAAATGTTAGAGTTTCAAATTAAAATTTTAGATAATGGGAAGAAATAAAGTAATAGCATTATCTTCTATTGGAGGATTTTTAATTTTATGTTTATTGATATTATTATTTTTCGGTTGGAGATATACTGATAATCTAAAAATTCAAATTAAAGAAAGAAATGAGATAATTCATTCTTTGTTTGAAACAAATTTTGTGTTGGATAAAACAAATTTGGATTTGATATTATCTTTAGAAAAAGATACCGGGTATCAGTTCTCTTGTATCGAAAGAGAAGCTTTGGGTTCAAGGATTAATTCAATTGAACTTAGAAAATTGCATGATGTGATGCAAAATTATACGGCTTCAGTCTATGATAAAGATTATAAAAAATATAGTACTTTTTTCTCTGATACTGTACAGGTGTTTTTTTTGAGAACGTCTTTCTCTGTAGAGGATGTTTTTTATAATATGAAATGGTATTGGAATACTTTTCCTAATAGTGAAATACAATATGATATAAATTCGATGTCAATAGATAAAAATGACGATGGATACATAGTCTTTATTCCATGTACAAAGGATGGATCCGATATATTAGGTGAGATAAGATTTAATAAAGATATGAAAATATATTACATAAAAGATTATTATGCATTGAAAGATAAAAAAAAGAAAAAGTGA